TCAGGCACCATAGGAATAGCATCAACTAATGCACCTTCGTACCAACTAATACCAAGTGTTTCTTGTAAGTTAGCACTAAACACCATCTTAGCTTCGCCTAGTAGATTATGATATTCATTCTTTGAAAGTTCTTGATCCTGACAAACAACAAACTCATATTGCGGTAAACGTTGTGCTAAGTCTCTAAAGATTTCAACTTGTTTCTCGGGAGCAACTCTATGCGGAAACAAGATTAAATCACGTTTTTCCATACCTTTATAACTAGTTAGGCTATCTTTAAGATACTCCATAGGCCAACCAACTTTAATTGCTTTATCCATATCAACGTCATAATTGTCCATCATAGTATCTGTAAACAAGTCTATATGGAAATCTGTAGCATAGAAGTTATCATCATAACATTCGTACATTGACATTTCAGCGTGACGTACCCAAGGTTTATCACCTATAAGTCTACCAAGGAAATCATGAGGATCATAACTACCAGCATGCCATAAGCCACCGATGTTAACGTCAACACCTAGAAGTTCTGCCATATACTTTAATTGTATAACAGTAGGGTTCCAAGCATCGGTGTATAAGAAATAGTCACCATTAGCAACTTGTCCATTACAGAACATTTCACCGATAGTTTCTAGTTGTTTACTTTTGTAAACATTAGTACCACCAAAGTTAAGAAAAGCCCCAGGCGTTGTAGCCTGAGGCGTTTCCCCTCCACTAATAACCACAACATCTTCATTAGTAGCCCGCCGCAGTTGCTTTGGAAGATATTCCTTCCATTGCTTGGTGTAGCGTGTATCTACTGCTTCAATGTCTACAATAAAGATTGTCATAGTTATTATCCTTTGTTGTTGTTAAAACGTGGGTTAGGCTTACGTTCACGTTGAACGAAGTCTTTGCCACCGTTGCGAGCTTTTGCTCGTAGCCAACCTTGATACTTTTGATAGGCAATCCACGTAGGATCTTCCTTCTTATAAAGTGCTCTTTCATCAAACACTTTGCCTTCAAAGCGACAATAATCTCTATATTGTTCGAGATCGTTAAACACTTTGTTTACGGTTGGGTTTGCAATTGTCATAATATATTCCTCTTGTTATGACTGGGGATAAAAAATTGAACAGCCGTTTTCGCCATCTTCGGCAACATCAATCTCTACAAATCGGCTAGGGTATTTTGCAGAAATCTCTTTGTACAAGTCATCTGCAATCATTTCGCAGCTCTTGTGATCCAGTTGAATTACATCTTGTGCATACAACCGTTCCATCCAGCGTTTAAACTGAATAAACTCAATGTCGCGATCGTTGTGAAACACTTCGATGCGTACTTTAAAGTGAAAGATATGACGATGTGGAATGCCTAAGAATGATACATCATCCCAATCGCCGGTTGCTAGTTTAGGATCAGTGTCTGCACCAGGGTACATATGTACACCTTCTTTACGGAATGTGACCCAAATACTTCTTTTTGCTTCTGTCATAGTTCTTTCTTCTTTCAGTTTGCGGGAAATATAATTATGATAACGTTCTTGCATGTCTATAGTATAACACTAATCAATAACTGTGTCAAGCCCATAATCGTTCCAATCTGTATAAACTTTACGATCCATTAGATTATGTACACTATGACACCATATACCACTATTAGTATCGCCCCATGTGTTGTCATCTAATTTAAGTGTTGCATTATAATTAAACTGTTTAATGTATGGAAGCTTAACACTAATCATCGCAATAAAGTTATTGTATTCATCAAAGCCTGTTTCCAGCACTCCGTGACTATATTCGACACCAAAGTCTAGTGTACACCAGTATCCTTCTTTTAACAGAGGCATAATCATAGCCTCCCATGCTTCCCAGTCACTTGCATCTTCCGGAAAGTTTAATCCAGGAGTAAAGCTTTGACTAGTTCCGAAGTATAAGTGTTTAATACCATGCTCATCGGCACGTTTTTTAACTTCATCCACAGGCTGTACACCTACAACAAATAGAGTTTGTTCACCATACATTGCAGTATGTTCAACTTCTGTTCCGATAAAGTATACGACATCTTGCCGTTCTTCAGTATTTAATCCCATTTTATATAACCTCTGCTGTAGTTGTTGGGTCTGTTTAATCCATCTTCAAATGCTTGTTGCCATTCAGTAGTCCTTGAATACCCTTTAGTCCAGAAGTCGTCGATATTTACTTGGTTGTTAGTAATCATACTCTCTGCAAGTTTCATTGACTCTATAAAACAATCTGCTCTTGGGCTAGGAAATACAATAGTACAAGCTTTCCAAAGTAAGTTACCAAAGTCTGATGTTAGTTCTTTTTCTACTCCAAATATTAGCAATGCTTCGTTATTAAACTCAACACCTTCAACCTTATGCAGTATATTAGTTCTGCTACTCAGATCAATAACAACATCATAAGCACCGCTATACGACTGTTTTAGCGTGTCTCCCCACAGGTGTTTGTTATAACTACCAACAACATCGACTGTATCAAAAGCAAGGCCGAATCTTTCAAGACTGTTATAAGCAATCCAAGCTAAAAATCCACTTCCTAAAATTAAACACCTTTTATTAGGACCAGATCTAGATTTAATAGCATCTAGTGGTTGCATTATTACATTAATGCCACACGCAACAGGCTCTAATATATACTTTGGATCTGCACTAGGAACTACTACAAATTCATTGTGTCTACAATTGTAATAGTCTGCATAAGCAGGTTCGCCTCGAGTAGCTACAATGTCACCAACTTTAGCATTTTTAATCATATTGCCAACTTGTGTAACTTCGCCAAGACCTTCGTGTCCTTGCATTTCTAAAGGCAAAGGGCCAAACGTGCCTTGCATCATCGCTAAGTCACTACGACATACACCCGTCATAAGTGCTTTAACTTCTATCTCGTTAGGCTTGTGCGCAGGCTTATCCCACTCAACTTCTGTAAAGCTACCAGCGCCTGTTGTTTGTAATAGTTTAACTTTCATAATGTCTCTATTTGTTTATGAATCCAAATGTCTTGTTTTGCTTGTTCTTGCCAAAAAGTATCGTTGTCTGTATTCTTAATAGCATCTTGTATCATATTATGATATGCTTCTTCAGGACACCATCCTAACTCTATTGTACTACTATTAAATGTAACACAACTTTCTTCTTTTGTCAAGTCTTTCCAATTTGCTTGTATATGCCACTTAGAATCAAACGACATTTTAACATTGTCATCTACATCGTATGTTCCGTTATAATCAATAGTACCATACTCTGTGCTGGCAATAGTTGGCAGAGTCCATTTTTGTCCAACAATAGAGTTACTAGATGTTGTATCCTCCCAATTAGGATTCATTGCAATGTATAAGCTTAATAAATGAGGCACTAGATCTCTGCTAACTCCGCCATATGCAAGTTCTTTAGTAGTAAACCAACTACCAGGGTGCGGAATACAATTTTTTCTAATCCATTTAATGTTAACAGTATCAGACTGTGCAGCAAGTGTTTGCATTTCAGCGATATTATTTCGCCACATATTATTCTTTACCATCATAATACGTGTGTCAGGATATTGGCTTAGTGTGTCTTGCCATTCATATGAATTTTTAAATCCAGGCTTTTCTACAAACACAATTTTACTATATGGTGCAACTTGCTGTGTAAGTTGCGCATGAGTAAAATTAGGTGTGCAGATGTTTACAGTATCAAAGAAACCATGCGCCACTAAGGCATCTTCTACTCTTGCAAAATCGGCGCCCTTGCTAGGATTAGTATCTACAGTTACTACTTCGTGACTTAAACTTGTTAGTATAGATTTATATAGATCACCGATGCCCATTCCTACTATAAGACTTTTCATTCTAAACCTTTTTGTATTAGATAGCTGTTAATTCGATGCATTTCGTCTTTTAAATAAAGTTTCATAGTTTTCATACGTCGAACTTCTTCAGTAACGTATGCATTATTATACAACAGTTCTATCTCTTCGTCAAGTTTTCTATGCTTACGCTTTAATTCGTCGTAGTGTGCGCGAAGTTTATCTTCGACTTCATCATAGTTGCTCATCCTGGAGTTCCTCTAATTTAGTTTCATCTAAAGTTTCGGTATCTTCAATTACTTCTGGTTCTTGTTCATCGAATAGTGCATTAAAGTATGTGCTAGAATTCATAGACTTTTTGCCTACTGCACCACGTGTACCTGGAATTTGCATCCATAGTCTGCTATTATCTTCAACTATCTTGTTTGCTTCTTCCCTAGTAGTAGCAGCAAAAACAGCATCAATAACATCACCGGCAAATAGTTGCTCATGTTTTTCATTTACTAACATCGAAGGTACTTTGCCAGCATCGTATTGACGATTTGCTTCTTGTACAGAGTTTAAGTGCATCCATACATTATGCGCCATTAAGATTGCATAGCTGAAGCTATCCCACGAAGTTTTACCTTCTTTACCAATTCTGTTTAGATCACCTGGCGCATAAATGCAAACGTCTTTTACAGTTGTATGTTCCATTACAGGACTAGTAGCAAAGTTTTTGTGAATGCCATCTTGTACTACTGCATCTTTAAACAATCTAGTATCTTGTGCATACTTTTTATCATCCATCGCTGCTGCCATACGATAAGACCACTTGCCTCGATCTTCGATTTCAGTCTCAGTATAAACTTGACCATTTGCAGTTGCAAGGAAAGGACTAGCACAATCAAAGCTAACAGTAAACTTAGGATTATGATACTTGCGTACAGCACGTTGAATATCTGTTAGTACCAATGCCCATTCTAATTTACTAGTACCTAAGAAGTGCATCCAATCATGTAACCCTTCTTCTAGCAATCCATCAAAGCGTAATGCAACTAGACGTTTTAGAACTAAGTGGACATCGCACATGTTTTGTCCGCCCATTCCCCATCCATTAAAATGATTGTCTGGATATATGCTAGGATCGCAATACTTCTTCATTCGATCATACCAATCGTCTGCATCAGTATGATTCTCGCCTTGTAACACATTTAAGAATTTGCAGTTGCCATTACGATTGTTAATAAAATAATCATTATTAATTTCTGTAGCTCGACATGCTTCTTCGTATGTGCTAATGCCTGTAGCTTTTTGACCTTCTGGCGAACGTGCAACCCACGCTGGAATATCTAAACACATTCCGTAATCCATTAAAGCATCCATCCAAGTTAAAACTTGCTTACGCTTTTTCATTGCAGCAGGACAATTAGGATCTTTCCAATCTCCGGGCCATTTGCCTTTACCAATCTGGAAACCGCCCGAATCGCCTAGTACAAAACTTTTGCCATCACGTGGACGAGTTCTAAACATTTCTTCTCGATCATCTTGTTTGTTCAAGTCGAGATTAGCATGTCCTGCAGAATACAAGCACCATTTGTAATATAACAATGGGCTTGCAGGATCTAAGTAATTAATACTTTCTACATCATTTGTAAAGTTTGTAGGCAGTCTGGATGGTTCGATGTACGGGTACCGCTTTCTTTGATACCCGATAAATGCGGAGTAAAACCCAGATGTTGCTGGTAAAAACAAGGCATAATCTTTTTGTGTTGCTGTTAAATTTGTATTCATGCTCTCCGCCGGTCCATCCATATTACTTGCTCTGCGCTGGTAGAATATAATCGTATGTTGCTAAACCTGAATCAACTGTAATCTTCATTGCACCTTGGTCACTAATGCTCATAGTAACATCACCACTTAGATTAAGAATAGCTTGTACTGCTGCCACAGGCCAACTCCAAGTGTGCTGTAATGTACCTGTTACTGCGTTTTGGAATACAAACTCACCTGCGTGTGTACTTGCATCGCCAAAGCTAAACACCAAGTCACTTACGCCACCAGTTGCTTTAGTTGTTACATTAAATGTAGGCTCTTCGCTGTGTGCCGCACTCATCAACTTCATACGTCCAATACTAGAAACGCTAGGTTTAAATTCTACTGCCCAAGCTGCACCTTTAAATGTTACAGTCTTCAACTTCTCTTCGATAATTGCTTTGTTCATAAAGCGATAGTCGTTTTCAAAGTCACCTGATACATTTTCAAAGTGAATGTGTGTTGGCATTGTTTCGCCATTGCGCTCTGCTGTAACTACATCAATCTTTGCATCTTTCTGATACTCAGGATTCTTTAGATGTAGTGCCAACTTATCTAAGTTAGGCATACCAAATGTACCATCAGCAATGCTGTGGTTAGAAGTTGCACTCATAATAACTGAGCGATCTTCTGCCATACTATCGATAGTTGTTTCGTTGCCACCTGTCACTTTAACTATACTTAAAAAGCCTAGCGAATGTGTGTGTGCTACGATGTCTTGTAAGATATCTTTCATACTGTTTCTCCATTGAATAAGTTTATTATAACGCCTTTATTGGCGTTTGTCAAGTATTTTTCTATATTGTATTTAGGTTTATATCCAAGTGCCTTCATTTTTTCTATGTTAGCACAAGTGTATTCTCGCTCGTTCGGGGTATTTAGACGCACCGGAACATTCGGTGCTAGGTCTTGAACACGTATTGGAACCCCACTTCCAATATCAAGTACACCTTTAACGTAATCAGCTTCTATTAAAATATTAATAGCATCGATTACATCGTATAAGTGTACAAAATCTCTATAATGCCTTGTAACATACTCTAGTTTGTCATTAAACAGTTTGTCAAAGAACATATTTTTTCTCGGTGTATCTGAATATACTGTGTGAAAACGCATACCTAGTGTGTTAGGGTAACGTTCTGCAAGTTCTTCTAGTACATACTTAGACGCTGCATAAGGGTTCAAATCGGGCTCGTACGCACTCGAACTGCTCGCATACAGTATACGTGTATTCTCATAACGATCAAACAAGCGCCTGCTTGCTTCAACGTTATTCATCCAATATGCTGCTGGATCGTTAATACTTTCCCGCACACCTGAACGTCCTGCTAGGTGTATAATTAAATCAAAGTGTTTATTTGGAAAGTCACATGTTAGTAAGTCAATACCATCTTGTAAATCAATGCCTGTCACAGTATGATTTAATTCGAGTGCTTTTATTAAACTGGATCCTATAAATCCTTTATGACCCGTTAATAGTATGTTCACGTAGTTTCTCCCATGTGTGTTCCCAGTCTCTAACTTGATGTGAAAAGCCTAACTGAAAGTCTTTTAGTGCATATGCTAATGGTAAGTCATTACCACCTTCAAACATTGCATCACCATAAAAATGTATGGTGTCATCTTCTTTAAAGTCTCTTAGAATTTGTGACTTGTCTGCACCGCGAGGAGCAATATCAATACCCGTATCGCCGCCTACAGTTGCTTGCAAGTCTGGAAACATTATATTAAATGCACTTGCTATATTAATACGCTCATTTTTAACAGTATCGTATTCTACATACTTTGCACGTTGTTCTGCATTTGCATTACGTCCTACAACACTAAAGTTAACCATGCCACTGCGTTGTTCAATATGATTACCTGTGCGTATGCTAAACGGACTTTCATATTCGCAACTAATTAAAAATGTCCTTGCTAGATCAGGTAATGTCCATCCGCTTTTAAGTATATTTGTGTCACCGTCCCAAACATCACTACCTGAACACTGATAAACACGCTTGCATAGAATATAAGTGTCTTCACCTATTTGTTCTATAGTTTTAGGTTTATCACTGCCGGTAACTAGATAAACCTCATTATCTAAGCAAAATGTATTAAAGAACATTTTAAAATGTATGTCAATAATACCCCGACTGGGTGTTAGTGTACCGTCTACATCAAATATAAATTTATTCATTCGGTTCCTTCGCAATATGCTACTTCGCCTTGCGTAAACTCTGATGTTACTTTGTACCATTCCTGTTGGCATTCTATCCCAGTAGTAAACTCTGCATAACGAGTTACCTTAGGTTCTTCAAATCCGATAATAGTACTAACAATCCAAAGTGTCCACATTATTGTTCTCTTTCTGCTACTCTCTTGCGTAAGTCACTTGAACTAAATCTGTGGTCACGCTTGTTAAAATGCAAGTCTATATCGCGGCGTCTACAAATATCCTTACCTGTAAAGTCTTTGTCACGATACTCCTCTCCTAATATTCTAACATGAATATTGTACATTGTCAAGATATCTTCTAGGTCTGCTTCTGTACCATATGGGATAATCTCGTCAACATACTTAACTGCTTTGAGTTGTGTGTAACGCTCTACAACAGTTTGTATAGGAGCGTTCTTCTCTGGACGATCTCGACTAGGATCAACTTGTAATCCGCAGATTAAATAATCGCATTGTTCTTTTGCTTCGCGCAACATTTGTACGTGTCCGGCATGCAAAAGGTCGAATGTCGATGCAGTAAAACCTACTTTCATTCCATCATCTCCTTTAGTTCCCTTAACTTTTCAATAACTTCTTCAATAGTATTTAGGTCCTGTTCGTTCTCTGTATCAATTTCTATTTCTAGTTTTATCTTCACTTTATTCTCCGAAGTCAAACAAACTTGAGAATGTGTTATGACGCTTAGTATCTTCCAACGGATAGTTAAGCACACCAATTAAGTTGTCTAACTTATTATCAATAATAGTTTCTGCCATTGCTGAGTCGTCAAACGGAAGTTCTTTGAACCATTCTGGCAATCTCATTTGATCCGTTGGATACGCAACACTTGTATATCCTAGTGGATTCTGTTTTAGTTTACAAACAATGACTTTCATACCGTCTACAACTTCTTCAGAATACTTGTCACCGTTCATACGTTTTAGTGTGTTCCAGTTAATACTTGCTCGAACGTGTCCAGGCATGTTTGCTTTGCCTTGCTTTTCTTCTAAGCGTCTGTAGTGTCCAACTTTGTTTGCACGTTTAGGTGAACCTTTCTCCCAACCTGGACGCTCGTGGAACTGTTGACGGAATTCTGTAATACGCTCAAGTACATCTTCACGCGGCTTATCAGTAAGTACCATAAGTAATAGCTCGCTTAGGAACTCTTGCATAAACACAGGAGTATCACTTCTACGTAAGTCTAAGCCCATTGCTTTTACTTTGCCTGCTTTGCCGTCTATGTCTGTTCTAAAGCCTTCGTTGTCAACTACTAATGCTGCATAACGCTTCTTAGTAATATACAACCCTGACTTTGCAACAATCTCACGTCCTGCTGCAATAACACTTGCGCGACTCTTTGGACAATGGTGCGACTTTGCCATCATGTCAACAAACGTACTGTCAACTGCACCGCATATCTGATCATACAATGTAATTGCTTTGTCAGTATCCCATTCGATCTTACCTGATTCGATATCATCTTTAAGCATAGGATACGCACTAAAGTAACAACTGTCAGTATCACCGTAAATCATTGCATCACCTGTGTGATCGTATACACCTGTAATAACTTTGTTTGCTTCTGCACTCATGTGCTTAACAATTGTACGTCCTGTAAGTGTAGTACTTTGTCCAATACGCTTGTCAAAGAATCTACATCCTGGATTAAGAATAGCACCATACAAACTGTTCAAGTTAATCTTCTTAACCAACTGTCGCTTATCCCAATACTCAGTTTCAACAGCATTGCCTGCGTCTTTAGCTTTCTTGAGATGCGCCTGCAACTCTTTACGTTCACTGTACCAACGCTTTAGGATACCTGGAATAACACCTTCAAACTCTGTAGTAAAGATAGTACCATTGGCACTAAGCAACCACGGTTGATTACTGTCAAAGATTACTTTGTAAAGTTCAGCACCTGATAATACATCACTGCCTCCGCTTTCCCAGTCAACTGTAAGTGCAATAGACTTACTTTGTTCCATAACTGCTTCGTATTCTTCTGTAGCAAAGCGTCCTTCCCAACTACCAGCGAAACTTTTCTTCTTTAAGAACATGTCTTCATGTACACGAGCATCGCTAATCTCTGGACGTATTTGTCCTACAACAGTTTCCGGCGCCATGTTTAATGCACGAATCACTGATGGATACAGTGAATTCAAATCCATTGAACATATCCACTTGTGCAAGCCTTTCTTAGGATACGCAACGTATGCTCCTGCTGCTTGTGTAGCTTCGTCGTCACGTTTTTTGCGATTAGGTACTTGTAAGCCTCTGTGCCATGCTTCGTTAACAATTGCTTGTTCAGTAACAGCAACAGCGCCCATTGTTGTTTGTAGAAGCACTGTGTTGCTGTGTGCTAGTTCGTTGCTTAGATCAATAAAGCGAAGCTTTTTGTCCAACTTGTCAAGTAGTGCAGTATCCTGAATGTTATATTCAATAAACTTACGGAAGTCGTTGTTGTAAAGTGCGTCAAGTGTTCCTTCATACGGAACTTTGTTCTCACCTACTTCAATCTCACCGATAGCATCCAGTCGATATGTGTGACGCTCTTCATAAGTGTACTTGCGATACAAGTTCAAACTATCCAAGTGTACACGCCCAACTAAGTCAAACGTTTCACTTTCCTTGCCGAACTTTTCGTACATACGTTTCTTAGGCAATTGTCCCCACAAGCAGAATCTACGTGTGTCATCTTTGCTTAGTACACGAGCTACTCTGTTAACAATGTACGGAATATCATATCCTTCACTGTTCCAGCCACTTAAAATGTCACTGTCTTCGATAAGTGTTAAAAACGTATCTAGCATGTCTGCTTCTTTTTCAAACAGCATTACGTTGTCAATGCCTTCAAGCTCTTTCTTTGCCTCATCCATAGTAAGTGTCTTGGGCGGCACTGCTAAACATACCATTGTGTCAAGCCACTGTAAATACACACTTACACTAGTAATACCCATAAACGGATCACTAGGATCAGCAAAGCCTCGCTCTGGATCAAAGTCAGTTTCAATGTCAAAGAAAGCAATGTTTAGTTTAGGAGCATCTTGGTTAAGATAGTTTTCACTTAAACACTGAAAGATTGGATTAATATCGCTTTCGAATAGTTCTTTGTCGCGATTGATTGCTACTTCTTTTCTAAAGTCTTTTGTGCTTTTGCTCACAATACGACTTAGAGGATCACCATATACACTTTTATACTTGCCTCTTGGGTCTTTGTAATAAAATGTATATTTTACTGGGTATTCGCGGAAAGTTCTCTTCCCGTCTTTGCGTTCAACTGCCCGAATAATATCGGCGTCTCGGTCAAACATTGCATCTACGTAACTCATTTATTCTCCTGTTGTTGCTTGTGGCCAACTAACCTTAAACCTGCTCTTAAAGTGAGCGACTCTATAAAGTATATATTACCACCAAAGCATTGCTACGCCAAATCCGAATACATTTACCACACAAAAATATGCAGTCAACATCATCGGCCAAGCAAGGCCTCGTCTAATATATCCTAGCACTCCGAATATAGATCCAATAAAAAATCCTGGATATACTATTGTCATGTTAGGCTCATATGCAGTCATAGCGAGTGTTAAACTAGCTGCTACAGTAAATACAAAACTTAAGATTTCATAAAAGAATGCAGTCCTGTCACTGTGATAACTCTGCATCCAGAATTCTTTTATTCTATTCACTATTTGTCAATACCTACTGTTGCAACTAAGGTTTCAAGATCGTCATATGCATCTGCATGCTTATCCCAGTCACGCTTTAGACCAATTTTAATTGCTTTGTTAATTAAACTTGCTTTAATGTCAAGTTCTTCTGCGACAGCTTTAACAGTGTCTTTAAGACCACCCTGCAAGTCTTCAATCTCTTGCATTACTGTTACGCCTTCTTGAACTAGACGTTCAAGTTTTGCTTTTTCTTCAGCACCATAGGTACGATCACTCATAGTTTTCTCCTGTTAAGTTGTAATGTTAATATTATTATAGCGCACATCGTGAAAAAAGTCAAGTAAAAACTTGACTTTATTTTAATATATTTGTGTAGGGTTACTTTCTATCGTTGAGTTTGCGTAGTAGCATCTCTTTGATTGATTCAAAACTTTCGCCAGCGTGTATTGCTGCTTGTTGTTTCTTACGCATAGGGTGTCCTTTACCGTGGATACCTTTCTTACGTCCGTCACCTTCTTCAACGCCTTCGCCCATCTTTGCCATGAACTTGTCAAACTCTGCCTTCTTCTTAGGATCTGCTGCAATTGCTTTTAAACCTACTGTATGTTGCTTTAGTAAGTCGCTGTAATCGCCTCTCCTCATCATAGGTGCGGATTTTAAATTAGTTGTTTTTGCAGGTTTAGGTTTATCTTTACCACTCGAATTCTTCCCAAAGCGATCGAATGGATCCAACACTCCGAGATTATTATAATCTTTTTTACCTTTGGCATAACCAGTTTTAACAGCATCCCATGCGCCACCTTCTTCCGCTTCGCCAACTAGTTTATCACGAGTAGGATTCTTAGTAGTTCCAGCAGGTTGCTTCTTAATAGTATCCTTGCCTTTAAGTTGTCCAGCACTTCCAGTTTTTTGTGATTCGTTTAATGTAACTCCTGCTAGTGCAGCAAAGTCACTTAAACTGTAATCACCTTCAATAGGCATAGTGCCTTGTTGTACTTCTACACTTTCCTGCAGGAAGTTTTCTTCGGTTTGCGCACTTTCTTGCGTCACACCGCCAACAGACTCAGTTAGTTTACGCAAGTCTTCTGCTCGATCACTTGGATCTAAGTCAAATAGTTTTTGTTGTAGTGCAGCGAAGTCCATATTAGTCTTCCCAAATCTTTGCTAGTC